AGGGGCTCAGTTCCTGGTATCTTAGCTATGTTGAGACAAGTCACCCCGATGGTCTTTCACTACACTGCTGGTCACGGTAAGCAAGGCACCCTAACTCTTGTGCCTAGCATGTCTCTGACCAATCCTACCTACATTGCTGTTGCTGAAGTTGAAGGCTACACAATGGAAGTCTCAAACCCTCGTCCTCTGGATGAAGCTCTCGTCTGGGCTCGTCAGTATTGTGGTTCCTTCTGTCTCCTTCCCTGAGTTAATCAAATGAGCAACTTTATCTGCGTTCAATTCGGTCACTCCAACACTTCTGACCAATGGTATAATGTTCCTACTGCACATTCCACTGCAAGAGCTGCAGAAAGATACGGGCTTGATACTATGTGCATCGCAGGCCAATTTGGTTTCGTTGTTGTTGAAGTCCGAGACGATGATGATGATTGGGACTTGTTAGAACATCGCTCAATGTTGCCCCCTAAAGGTTGGTGGGTTGGATGTTACAAAGGTCAAGTTGCTGTTAAGAAAATCCCTCAAAACGCACTGGTTTGATGAACTACGAAATTGATGATCGTCTCATCCGAATCATTGACAGTCTCACACATGCTGTCAATGTTTGCTATGCGGTTGATGAAAGCTTAGATGACTACGAAAAAACATACCCATTTGCTACTGGGTATTCCAAATCTGCAATGGATGGTGCTATTGATGATCTGAATCGTATTGTATCTGAACTCCGCAAAGATCGTTGACAATCATGTACGAAACTCTTGAACAATTCCATTCTTATGTCCTCAGTTTCTACGGTGAAAATGGTATCTATGACATGCAAGCTACTGAAGACATGGTGATTGAAGCTACGCAGAAGCACATTACCTCTGGTGCAGACTTCTGCGGTGATAGTTTTGATCGGGAGCATGTTCGTGACATTATGCTTAACGATTATGGGCTAAAGATGCCCCCAGTAAAGAGAAATTGTGACAGTCTTCGGGCTGTCCACTAAATCCGCCAGAGGGGGCTGATCCTTGGTATCTTGGCCATGTTGAGAGATGAATCACCTTATGCGAATTGATGTCAAGTGCCACGCAGCTCCTTGGGAGAACACTACCACTGACATGGACAAAGCTTATGATCTCGCATACGATTTGAGCGAAGAATACCAGTGTGATGTTGACCTTCGTTACAACGAAACTGGTATCATCTTCACCACTGTTTCTAACTACTGATCATGAGAACTCTGACTCTCCAAGTTACCGAAGCTTCATTTGATTTTGATGATCTTGACTTCACCGCAGAAGATCAACAACGGGTGATTGATTCTGTTGTTGGTAATGTCTTTGAGGTGGAAGTTGATGATGACGATGATGATGAAGCCATCGCTGATGTTCTAGTTGAAGAGGTGACAGATTACACTGGTTGGTGTGTTTTTTCCCTTGACTTTATTCATGTTCTGAAGTGATGTCTACAGTTATCATCGGCTCAATTATTTGTCTTTACCTTCTGTGCAAATGAGTTACACTCTGAACCGAGTTGAGTTCACTAAAGACGAGGAAACTTGCATCCTTAAGTTTCTGCGACACGCTGCAGATTGTGGGTATCCGAGTGCCAATGAGCCTTGGTACGATACGATTAACTCTATCTTCCGCAAGTATTACAACAGCGACATCAAAGAAGCTCAACCTTTCCAAACTCTCTGAAACTATCATGGTTGTTCACTTTTACGAAGGCCAATCCTACTCTTGGAATTATGCCAACCGCACTTATGATGATAGCGGTTGCTGGGAAGATTACTTGTCTGCCGATGAGTATGAAGATCGGCTAGATCGTAAGCGGTTTGAGCAATCAAATCGGGACTGGTAGCCCAGATTGGGCGGCTGCACACTAAATCCGCCAGAGGGGGCTCGTTCTTGGTATCTTAGCCATGTTGAGAGGAATCACTCCAATGTTTGACGAAATTGCTGACATGCCTGGTGAGATCTTTGACATCTCCGATGATGATAAAGAGGAGATGGCTAAGGTGTTCGCTATGAGCGAGGAAGAGTATTATCAGTATTGGCATCCTGAAGAGTTCGCCCACTGATTCTACATTTCCTGCATTAAAACCTCCGCATTTCCTACAATGAACAACAACGAGCTTGAACTCCTGATTGCTGATTGCTTTGAACAGATTGCTGAACGGGATGAGCAGATTGCATCCTATTGGGTTACTCAACTGTTCAACAAGCAAGGTGACATCAAACCCCACATGATTACCGAACGCACGCTGAAGCTTCTGGAGGATGATGTGATGCGGGTTTGTGATTATGAATACGAGGAGGCTTGAGATGTTGACTAATGATGATTGGGTCTCAGGCTTCAAACTCTTGATGTTACTTTTGGTTGTCATTGGATGTCATCTTTCTTTATGCTCACGACATCAAAGTTGACCACCAAAATTGCATCCAACACGGCGGCCAATGGGTTCATGGACTGAGCACATCTGGCGACTATCAGTATTATTGCATTGAGCCATCTGGCTACTGAAACTAACACAAACACAACACACAAAACAATGGAACTCACCAAAGCTTTTCCTCCTGCTGATGACCTGATTGTGAAGTTGCAGGAGATTGACTATCACAAACAACTGAATAGCTACATGGACAAAGTTGATACGATTGTGGTGTGGATTGCCGCAATCGCTACTGTTCTCTGGGAGAAGTTTCAGACCGTGAAGATTACCACTCCTGAAGCTATCTCGCAATACTTCTACTTCAACTTTAACATGCGCTATGCTCCTGGTGATGAGATTGTGGGTCTGAGCATCTACAATCGTTACATCGGATTGTATAGCGATTCCCTGAACTGGGGTGTGCTTGACGAGAACGGCTGCCTCTGATACGAGCGAACAATTCTTTTTCTGAGATTCTGGCTGTCGGGGATGGATCAACCTACCTGGCAGCCAGAATTAACGCTTTTTCCGGTTTTTTGGCTGTGTGGTGGCCTTGAGTCTCACCGTTTCCGACTTGCGACCGGTCAGGATACCACGAGACTAGGGCAATTCTGCTTTGTTACGGATTGTTGCAGACCCTTTACGGGGGCACTCGGATGGCCTACAATAGCCCTGGAAGCGAACCCTCCTGGCGAAACCGCCCGCTATAGCGGATAGGTCACAGGTAAGATCCTTCAATCCGCTCCAAGAACTAGCACCGTCTGCTAGAACGGGAGGCCTAGGGGCACCTCCCAACCCAAAAGATGCCTCTCTTTTTATACTAATCTGAGGAACTATCATGCTCAAGAAAGTATCATCCAACAAGGAAACTCCTTCTCCCGTTGTAGTGAACAAAGGAAAGCATGGTTATAACTGTTGGGTGTATGTGAGCACGATTCAGAAGAATCAAAGCACTTACCATAAGTATAAAGTTGCCCACAAGTTCAGCAAGAAGTTTGTATCTGAAGAGGATGCACTTATGTACGGTTGGGCAAAGATTAACGGGCACAATGTTTCTACCTATGATGTGCCAATGCGTCACAAGCCAAAGCATGATTTAGTAACAATTCTTCGGAGAGAGGTGCTGATGTGACAGTTGCCGTGCTGTCCACCAAACCCGCCAAAGGGGCCCTGGCTTTGGTATCTTAGCCACATGAGGGGGCGGGAACGACCCCGACCCTCTCCAAACCTTTCTCTTCACTTTCTCATGCGTAAGATTGAACAGCAAATGGTCAACGCAATTCAGAACAGCGTTGACTTCAAGCTCGCTAACACCGAAGTCGTCAGCTGCACCAATGTTTCTGATGTCTACCTGCACGGTAACTTGATTGCTCGCATCGGTGAAACTTGGATGGAATTGTTTGACGGTGGTTGGCAATCTAACACCACCAAGTCACGATTGAACGCACTCCTTCAAGCTTTCGGTATGGAAGGTGAGTATGTCTTCCAGAAGAACTTTGAGTGGTTTGTGCAATACAATGGTGGTGCAATTCCCTTCTTCTCTGGTATGCGTCTGAACTGATGGCTAGACGCAAGTCGCTAACATTCAAGTCCCCTGACAAGATGAAAACAATCGGTGCGATCTTCATTATAGCGTTCCTGGTATTTCCTCAGGTTCGCTATACTACGGGATCCATTCTTCACTCCACTGCTAACTTCATTCAGAACACCGCAGAATGAAACACGGTAACACAGTTCGCATCATTGACCATCTCGGCTTGTTCCCTGAGACTAGAGGAAAAGCCCGTTATGTCACGGTGAAGACTTATGCTCATGCAATGGAGATTGTGGATGAGCAAAACAAACTCGGCAACAACGCTACACTTATCAACTGGTGATTAACATGGATTTTGATGAACGCACAGGCACAGTTGTTGAAACTGAACACTACGAGCTTCCTCTTGACACTTATCTTGAGTTTGAGATGATTGCTGCTATGATGGAGTGTACGGTTGACTACCTCTTGGATGAGTTCTTTGTAGATGGACAGCTAGATCTACAGGATGTGCCGTGGGAAGAGAAGTAAAATTGTGACAGTCTTTGGGCTGCACACCAATCGCGCCACGACCAGCCAGTGATGGTATTCTAGCCATGTTGAGAGGAATCGCTTCCCCATGTGGATCAAAGTCATCTCCAAGATTCATAACAAACACGGCTATCCTTCAGTCAATTATGAACTTTTGCCGAAGACTTATTCTTTTCACTCTGGTGTAAAGTTTCTTCGTAAAAAGTATAAGCACGCTGATCAATTCATCCGACTCTGAATGATGCAAACGATCCGAATCCAAGTAGAAACCAACGACGGATGTTGTACCATTTGGTATGAACAATCTCGTGCAAAGAATGCTTGTGATAAGATTCACAATCGCGTTCTTGATCAACTCGCTGGACTGAATCTGAAACGAGTTGAAGTATCTCTGTCCCCTGCAACTGTTTGACTACAATGACACTTTCCAAAGACCAGCTTTCCAAACTCGTTCTCATGTATGCCGAGCGAGTTGTTGATAACATGGACATCCGCGATTTGTGTGCTTTTGCCGTTGACACGATTGTTGATAACATGGACGACTACAATGAGTCGGAATTGATGGAAGAACTCTCGCACTATTATGATGATGATGAACTGCAAGAAATGGTTGAGGAAGTAACTCAAACCGTCTAACATTCGTCATTTGCGAATAGAGAATGAGATGCGCTCTAAAGACACTCAAACTACCCACTCCATTCTTTACATCATGGATCGTCAAAAGCTTCAAACTGCTTACATCAACGAAGTCATTGATGAGATGGAGATAGACGAAGCCCTTATGTTGTTGTTTATGTACATCAAGAAAGATCTTGATCGTCACAGTGACGACATCCTGATCGCAGAGGTGAAGAACTTCTATCCTCAGCTGATGCAATCCGCATAACATTATTTTGAGAATGAGATGCGCTTTAAAGACACTCAAATCACCACACTTTTTTTCCTAAAATGATCACCACCCGCAAAGAGTTCTTTATTCAAGTTCTGGATCAATTTGCTACCAATGGTAACGAACTGCTGCAGATTCTGGATGACATTAAATCTGGTGAAGTTGAGTGTTTCATTCTCTGATTTAAGTAATCCCTCTTTCTTTACTCTAACTCCACATTCTTCCAATGACTCGTCAAACCGCAATCGCCCAACTTCGCGCTGCTCGCAACGGACATGAGATGCTACAAGTTCTCAATGCACTCGCAGGGGGCTATGAGTATGTTGAAAGCCCTATGATTGAGCAGATTCTCGTAGGATACAAAGGTGCTCATCGTGACCTTGCCGCAGTAGCAACGCTTGAACCGATTGAGTTCTGATGGTATAATCAAACCGCACAACGATTCACAGATTGATGACAACTGATCAACACAATCTCAACGTTCGGATTGCTCAAACTCTTGAAGAGTTGCAACACCTGAATCCAGATCTTTATGGTCTGAGGTATAGCAAACTCTACGCAAACAAAGGTCTCGCAGATCCACAAGCTTGGACAGAAAACATGCTCCAACAGATTGAACAAGATCTAATCAACAACGCATGAACCGAACCACACTCTTTGCTATCGCAATCGTCCCACTGACGCTGTTCATCTTTGCCACTGTTCGTGATAGTTGTGCGAACCCCAGTTATGCTAACTATTTCCAAGAAAAATGCCATCAGCACAAGTGACTTTTATCTCTGGTAATTGGGTGAACAATCTTACACTCAAACAACAAGAAGATTGCTACAATCAGATCGTAGATTACTTCACAGAAGAAGTAACAAAAGAAGTGTTTGAAAAGTACAACAAAACAGTTGACTTTAACACTGAACTTGTATAAAATACTCATGTAGTTTCTTACACTTAAAGGACACACACTCAATGCAAACAATCAACAACAAAGTTACACGGTACAGGGTTACTATAGACTTCACAGTTGATGCTACTAACTGTGTGAGTCCTAATGAATGGAATTGGAGAGAACTTCTAGAACTCCAAGGTAACGAAAGTGTCAACGAGGTTTATGTAGAGAATCTCGGAGAATACAACATGAGGAAGAACAAATGAACGAAGAAGCTTTCTTTGACTTTGAGCAAGAGATCATGGATCACTATGCGAATAAAACAGAGGAAGAGCTGTTCTATGATGATTGCTCTCAAGGTAGTGTAGATGCTGAGTCTTATGACCCATAAGCTCTCCACTGAAACAACACCTAGAGAGGAGTGGAGTTACATACTCTTAGTCCTCAAAGAGTTGCTAACAATGAGTTTTGAAAGCTTTTCCACAATGCTGTTGAAAAAGCTGTGGAAAATTAAGCTTAAAATAAATGGCTAAAAAAACATAGCTGTGTTTAAGCTTTCTCTCTAGTTGTTCTCTCTGTGGCCCCTCTGATAGCTTATGAAAAAGCCTCTGAGACCTTGTGATCTAAGCGGGCAGGCTATCACACGATCGCATAAATGTCAAGAGACCCCCGACATAAGTCTCCGGACGCACACAAAGTAACTCCCAGAACCTTGACAATTTGCTACACATAAGTCCTTGGAGTTTTCCACAGCCTTATGAGGAATCTGTGGAAAACTTTTATACTTTTTCCACAGCCTCATGAGCACTCCAAGAGAACAGAAGTTCAGCTCTTGACATAAGCCCTCTGAGGCTTGTATAATTACTCTGTGGAGTTTCATAAAAGGGCTGAGTGCTTAAGCTTAGGCTAGAGTGCTTATGTTAAGCTCAAGCCACAGAGGATCATGAGTATACCATAGATTAGCTGAGATCCGAGACATTATGGACAGCCGTACAACTGGCCACAAAAGATGCCAGAGGGAGCCAGGCCTGGTATCTTAGCCATGTTGAGAGGAACACACATGACCAACACCCAAACCACCCAAGAGACCTACAACGGCTGGAGCAACTATGAGACCTGGAATGCTGCTCTGTGGATTGGAAATGATCAGTTTCTCTATAACACTGCAAAGGCTTGTGTTGAGTTCTGCAGTGACACCGAGACCCCTTGGGCTAAGTTTGTTCGTTGTATGATGAATGGGCAGATTGGTCGTCATTTGGTACAGACTCGTGACGGTGTTCGTTGGGATGATGAAGCAATCAATGAGGAGGAAATGATTGAGATGATGCAAGAGCTCTGATCATTCGTCTATTCTAACCACACACACTTTCGTTAACAACATCATGACCAACATTGACATCGCAAAGGCAAGCAAACTGGATCTCCTGATTGCTGACACTCAAGGGCAGCTCAAGTACACTGTGCTCCCCACCCGTAAGGCTAAGAAGTCTGAACTGATCATGAGCCGCACGAATGGCCCTCGGACTAACACTAACCGTCGCGGTCAGGCATACAATGGGCATGCCACACATGCACAGAATGCTGTCACTGAGGGCAACGGTGCAGCATACTTCAAGACCAGTGGCTGAGGGCTTATGAGCAGCAGTCCCCTCTGAGGCTTATGAGCACTTGGAGGGGACACAGCTATTCGTTACACGACAACGAAAAGCTTCTGCGTTCTTATGCTCGTTGTCTTCGTGCAGTTTGAGCAGTTATTTGGCGGGCGGTTTGTTATAGCGCGGGGCGCGGTGGCCCCCTAAAATAAAAAACGCTCACTACCCTAATCTATAACGACCCCAAAAAGCGCTCGAAAAGCCATAAGTATTCAAAAATTTTTTTGCCGGCCACAAAACTCCCACAGGGTTTCAATAAATATTCAAAACGATATTATGAATGAAACAATTTCATATACACCCTCAGTGGAATATTGAAGATTTTAAACAGTTATCATATACAGAAGCACCATTTCATGATGACTATAAGATTGATCAATATACTTCATCAGGGCACAATAGAGAAAATTTGAATATCTATAAGTATCTTGAACCAAACCCAATGCCTTCTTGTGTTCATGAGTACGTATTTTCATTTTTTTCTGAATTGAATAATTTGGTAAGTGCAGTGAATCTTTTTAAACCTGCAAGTTACTTACCATATCATAGTGATTCATATACAAGATATAAAGAACTTTTCAATATTACTACAGAGACTATTGTAAGATCTGTAATTATGTTGGAAGATTGGGAACCTGGTCAAATTATTTTAATCAAAGATCAGTCATTTTCTGGATGGAAGTCTGGAGATTGTTTTTCTTGGGAAAATGATACACCACATAGTTTTTATAATATGAGTCTTGTAGATCGATATGCATTGCAAATTACTGGAAGTATGGTAAAATATGGCTAAAGAAAATCATATATAATTTTTGAAATGAACATAAAAGAATATATGGAACTTAAATTGAACTATGAGGAAAAAGATTTACTAATTGATTGTATTCAATATCGTCTTTATACTGATAAAATTCTTGTAATTAATGAATCATTGAAAAATGAAATTGAAGATTTATTGGAAAAGATTGAAGATGAATGTCTATAACATTTTAGTAGATAATCATATTGTAGCAAAAAATGTTCAACAATGTGATTTGAATCATAAGATTGAAATCATTAGAGCTTACTGTTCTTTAGAGAAAGATCTTTGGAATTCTCAAATTACATACGTTCTAAATAACACAGAAACCATTGCATAAATTGACTTGTGGTGGTAAAATAACTACATTGCTATTCTGATTTTATGTCTAAAGGATTTACGATTAAAGCTACAGCGCCAACTCCAAAGAAAAACGAAGACGATTTTGATTTGCAAGCTGCTAAAGAAAACTATTCGTGGCAAATCAATTGTTTTTTGTCTACCAGGTCGAGGATGTTCATATATCTTTCTGAAGAATTTTGTTCAACTTTGTTTTGATCTTGTGCAAAACGGTGCAAGTATTCAAATTTCACAGGATTACTCTTCCATGGTTAACTTTGCACGTTGCAAAGTCTTGGGTGCAAATGTTCTTCGTGGACCAAAACAGATTCCTTGGGATGGTCGTTTGAATTATGATTACCAACTCTGGATTGATAACGATATTGTCTTTGATACTGAAAAGTTTTATCGTCTCGTTGCAATGGATAAGGACATTGCTGCTGGTTGGTACATGACCGAAGATGGCCAGACTACTTCAGTTGCTCACTGGTTGGAAGAAGATGACTTTAAAAACAATGGTGGAGTCATGAATCATGAGACCGGAGAGACTATGACGAAACGCCGTAAGCCTTTCACTGTAGACTATACTGGTTTTGGTTGGGTTCTAATTAAGAAAGGTGTCTTCGAGTCTCTAGAGTATCCCTGGTTCGCTCCTAAGATGCAAGTCTTTGACTCTGGGGAAGTTCAAGATATGTGTGGTGAAGACGTTTCGTTCTGTCTTGATGCTAAAGAGGCAGGATTTGAAATCTGGTGTGATCCGAAGATTCGTGTGGGTCACGAAAAGACTCGTATCATTTGATATACGGGTCTCTAAGGGGGTTCTTTGAATCCCCTAGAAAACTTATACTCGGCGCGTTTTAAAACAATTCTGGCGCGAAAATAAAACCATATGTGAGGTAATTAAAAATGGCAGTAAAAGCAAAAGGTGGATTGAATAAGAATACTGGTTATATGCCTGGGAAACCGAAATTGACTCGTCAAGGTCAAGGTGCAGGAACCAAATATGCAGCAACAAGTCGTAATAAGGCTCGTAAGCCATACAGAGGTCAAGGTAAATAACTAAATAATTCTAAACTATTATATTTTTATTACAATGTCAGAAGAATTAACACCAAAAGTTGGACCAAATCCATCCGATTCTCCAGCATCCCCAACAAATCCTGAAGTAAATGTATTTGGATATGATGTTGCTTCCCAAGCAAGAGTTGGTTCAAATCCAAATAAACCAAATCCAAATTCTCCACTAGCAGCAGGTTAATATGAACGAAAAAGAAGCATATATTCAAGAATGGGCTAACGAAGTAGCCAAAGAAAGAGAAGAACTCGGAGGTTTTTCTGTTTGCCCATATGCTTCTAAATCAAATACAAAAATAGTAGAGTGCCCAATTGATGAAATTGTACCCGAATCTGGGTATGATGTCATCATTTTTATTGTAGATGATTTTTGGAGGCTTGATGTTGTTAAAAAATGGGTCGAAGTTTATAATGAAAAGTTCCCCTATTACACATTTTTCGAAGATTGTGCATCACAACCAACTTTTATTAATGGAGTTCAGACAAATAATAAGAAATTTAACCTAATTTTGTGTCAATCTAAGTCAAAATTAAGTAAAATTCGTAAAAAATTAGGTCAGACTGAATACTACACGTATTGGAATGAAGAATATTTGAAAAAAATACTTGGTGATGAGTATAAATCGGTAATGACAGAAGAAATTTCGGGATAGCAACCCCGTAAAAAGTTCTGATTTAATAAATCAGGAGCTAAAATGTCAAATTTACCAGTAGATAGAGACTCAAATTATATGAAAAAAATGTGGGGAACCACAAAATTAATTACGGATTATTCGCCCGATGAATTTTTTTACAAAAATTGAAGATTTAGAGGCAAAACCAGCAAGTTTTAGTGGGAAAGAGTATAGCGGTCACTATACTTATGGGTATGGTTTTTTCATGGAAAGAGCAAAAAAACAAACCAAACTACATGAACAAATTCGTAATGATGATGATTATGATGATTGGTCGTATGGCACAGAGCCAACATACGGTAAAAAGTGGTAAAATGTATTATACATATAATAAATACCCTTAGTTTGAGTAATGGTCAGTATTTCTCGCAAATTTAAAGATATTAGTCTGTCATTTGTGAGAAATCCTGTCACAAACGATATTTTATCATTAAATGATGCGGATTCTATTAAAAAATCTGTAATAAATTTAGTTAAAACGAGAGTAGGTGAAAGATTTTTTAATAATTTAATCGGTACGCAAACAGAAGACTCTGTTTTCGAACTTCAGACACCTGAACTGGCGAGTTCATTGGAACTAGAAATCAAAACTTTATTAAAAAATTTTGAACCTAGAATTCAATTATCGTCAGTATTAGTTTCTTATCCTGAAGATTCTAATGATTTGAATGTCAGTATTAAATATAATATTGTTGGGCTTCCATTTCCCAACCAAACTATAGATTTCGTATTACAACCTAGTAGAGTCTAATGTCATTCAATCAATTTACAAATTTAGACTTCGGGGATCTAAGAACTCAAATCAAAGATTATTTGCGTGCCAATAGCAATTTCACTGATTTTGATTTTGAAGGTTCTAACTTTTCTACGTTGATTGATTTATTAGCATATAATAGTTATTTGACTGCCTACAACACAAACATGGCAGTTAATGAAGTTTTTCTTGATAGTGCATCTCTTAGAGAAAATGTTGTCTCCCTTGCACGTAATATTGGATATGTTCCTAGATCAAAGAGATCTTCAAAAGCAAAAGTAACATTTAGTATTGACATGAGTCAAACTAATGCCAGAACTGTAAAAATATTTGCAGGCCAAGTAGCTCTTGGTGCTGTAACAAATGGTAATTATATTTTTTCTATACCGGAAGATATTACTACTCCTGTCGATTCAAACGGCAAAGCTCTATTTTCCAACTTAGAAAATATATGAAGGAGTATATTTAACAAGTACTTTTATAGTAAATTATTCACAACCAAATCAAAAATTTATATTACCTAATGCCAATATAGACACTTCTACAATAAGAGTCAAGGTTATTGATGAAGTTGAAGAAATTTATACCGCATATAATAATATTTTAAATGTAAATTCCAGTTCTAGAATATTTTTGATACAAGAAATATCAGATCAAAAGTATGAAATTTTATTTGGTGATAATATTTTAGGAAAACGTCCAAGTAATAATAGTAGAATTGAGGTAAGTTATATTGTAACTAATGGAACTTCTGGAAATGGAGCTAGCAATTTTACTTTTTCTGGAAGATTGGTAGATAATAATTTATTTGACGTAACTTCTGGTATATCACTTTTGATTACGGAATCTCCATCACAAAATGGGGATGAAATTGAAAGTATAGATTCTATCAAATATTTAGCCCCAAGAATTTACGCCTCACAATTTAGAGCCGTAACATCAAATGATTATAAAGGTTTAATCCCATACATTTATCCAAATGTTGATTCTGTTACTGCATATGGCGGAGAAGAATTAGATCCACCAGAGTATGTGTAAAGTTTTTATATCTATTAAGCCAAGAAATGGTAACTTTTTGTCTGAGATTACTAAACAGGATATTATCAGATCGTTAAAACAATACTCTATTGCGGGAATTAGACCAGAAATTATAGATCTATCGTATCTTTATGTTGAAGTCGATAGTACTGTTTACTATAATGTTAATGCTTCAACAAGACCCGAATTAGTACGTTCAAAAGTTTTAAACACATTAACTACATATTCAAGTTCATCTGATGTGAATAATTTTGGAGGAAGATTCAAATATAGTAAAGTTGTTTCACTTATAGATAATTCGGATAAATCCATTACATCTAATATAACTAAAGTTAAAATGAGAAGGGATCTAACTCCCGCCTTAAATACTTTTGCAAACTTATGAAATATGTTTTGGAAATAAAATTCATATTAAAAAAGATGGATATTCTATTAAATCAACTGGTTTTACCATTGACGGAGTTTCGGAAGTCATTTACATGGCTGACGTTCAAGTTTCCGAAAATACAGGAAAAATATTTTTCTTTAAATTAGAAAATAATATTCCTGTTCTTGTTAAGAATACTGCAGGATCAGTAGATTATGGAAGGGGAGAAATCCTTCTTGATGTAGTTAACATTACATCATCTTCTTTGTCAAATGGTTTTATTGAAATTCAAGCAATACCAGAATCAAAATGATGTAATAGGATTAAAAGATTTGTATTTACAAGTTGACGTTCAAAATTCTGTGGTAAATATGATTGAAGATACTATTAGTTCTGGTGAAAATATTTCTGCCACACAATATTGTTGCAACATCAAGTTATTTAAACGGAAAGAAAGTAAGATAAAATGTCAGAAATTAAAAGAGTTAAAATCGATGCCATACTGGAGTCTCAGATTCCAGAATTTCTATCTCAAGAGTCTCCATTATTTGTTGAATTTTTGAGACAATACTATAAGTCATTAGAACATCAGTCTGGTGCTATTGACTTAGCTGTCAATGTCAAAAAATATAAAAATATAGAAAAATTCAATTCTATAGACCTACAGAAATCTACAATTTTAACTTCTGACGTTCTTGCATTTGATGATATTATATACGTTGAGTCTACACGCGGTTGGCCAGATTCATATGGATTGTTTAAAATAGATGACGAAATTATTACATATACATCAAAAACTACAAATAGTTTTAATGGTTGTGTAAGAGGATTTAGTGGTATTGACAGAATTGAATCTTTAGAAAAATCTGAATTTTTAAATTTTTCTGAAACTCAAACTTCAGAACATTTCGTCAACTCTACAGTTTTAAACTTAAGCAATTTATTCTTAACTAACTTTTTTGAAAAATTTAAAAATGAATTTTTTCCTGGATTTGAAAATAGAGATTTTTCTGAAGGACTTTCAATTGAAAATATATTAACC